CCTCTACCACTTGCCTTCTTCTCTCCGCTACGAGCAACTATATCTAACAATGTGTCTGCTGAATCAGCGTTTAAAAAACGAGCGATTTCATTTTGAGCTTTGCGTATTTTTCCAGACTTGTATGTTTGAACTATCTCTCGTGCTTGAGGAACATTCATCAACCCAGACCGAAGAAGAATATCTTTCAACTCTTCCCATCGTGCTTCGGGAACATCGTCTACTGTCTTATCTCCAAAATCATCACTCATCTTTTTATTCCACTCGTTGTAGAGTTCAACATACTTGTTTCTAGAATGGTACTCTTTCATCTCCATTGCCTTCATTAACGGATTATCAACCTTCTTCTCTCGGTCTTTTCCACTTCCTCGTTGTGCCCTTGCTCGTGAGAAACGAGGATATCCAGTTGATGGAGGAACCGATGTATCGCGACCTTCTCGTTGTGCCCTTGCTCGTGAGAAACGAGGATAGTGTGATGGCGGTAATTCTTCCGTGCTGGGAATCGGTACATCGGTTAACAGCAATCGCGGTGCTGGTACTGGTGCTGGTGCTTGATGGCGTGATTGGGCTTTGTTTACAGAAAGTAGTAGTTGAAACGCATCACTGGGTTTCTTACTACCACCAAGATAGCCGATATAACCAGTCATTTGTTTTTTGGCTTCAGCTAAATCTCCAACCTTGTGTAGTTCAACTAGCTCGTCGGCTTGGGGAACAGTAATTATCTTCGACTTAAGAAGAATGCGTTTCAGTTCATCCCATACATAATCGGGAACATCCTCTGGTGCCATATCCGAATCGAGTAACTTCTTAAGCCAAACCTTGTAGGGAGTATAGATTTGTTCTGCGTTACTGGCTTTTGCTAGTTCCTTCTCCAACAAACGAATCCGTACAGTAATAGTTTTTGTCTCGGCACTAATGAGGGTTGGATCTTTTAGTTCTTCTTGAAGTTTATCAATTTGTGCTTTGATTTTTACAATATCATCGGTGACTGCACCACCTCGTTTCTTTCCACTAGCCCTCAACTTCATCATTCCTTCTGCTGCCTCATCCCTTGCTCGTTGTTCTAGTGCGTCGTACAGCCTTTTAATTTGAGTTATATTGTGCGTGATAGATGTCCTTTCTACTGGGTTAAGACCTACTCGCCGTTGTTGTTGATGAAGTTGAAGGAACGCTTCTCGCAACTCCTTCATTTTATCTGTAAGACTTCCACCTTCCATCTTTCGCTCAATCGCCTTTTCCTCTCGAGCCGTTGGAATACGAGCTTCATCTTCGCGACGCTCGGACGCGTACAATGCCCTCATTTGAGCTTCGGCTCGTGCCTTTGGAATTGGATCCTTGCTGTGGTGTTTTCCGTCTGGACCTACAACCCAGTACAGTTCCTTCTTGGGTGCCTTACGGAGTTTGTATGGCATCCTTTATCTTTACGGATACTATTTGGTGGGAGACGGAAAACGGATATTTGGGAGTTAAACAAATCTAACCTATCAATAAACAATGCCATTCAAGGAGGCTGGGTCGTACAAGAAGTATTATGAAGAGCACAAGGACGAACTGAAAGCAAAGATGCGTGAACGAGATGCCGAGCGTCGCCAAAAAATCAAGGAGGAGTGTGAAACTGATCCAGCCGTACTAGAGCGTGAGCGTGAACGAATGAGGGCGAAGTATCACAAGAACATTAACAACAAGGTGAAGAAGATACTGACCGAGATGTCGCGATCACCGAACATTGCCGAGCCAGTCAAGACTATTTGTCGCAATTTCTTGGCGAATAATACTTTTGCTGGGCTCACGGTCAAGTGGTGTGAAGACCTCAAAAAGGTGTCGTGGGTAGAGAATAAAGAACAGAATGCCGAGAGCAAAGAAGACAATTTCCGAGTTCGACACGGAATCGGTGACTTCTCCGATGCTGACGATGAAGGAACCGACGAAGGAAATAGCGGAACAGAAGAAGGCGAAACCGAAGAAGGTCGAGTGGAAGGACGAGCCACCGAAGTATGAGGCGAAGTTCGGAAAGTTTCTTGTGAAGTTTGATTAATAAAGAATGAATGGGTACGCAACGCAGTTGAACTACCAGCCCGAGATCCTCGCAAAAATCAACTTTTTGATTGCAGAGGTCAAGAAGATTCGAGAGGAATTGGAACAGCTCAAACTCACCGTAGTTTTTCCAGCCATACCTCCACCTCCTATCAACCGAACTCTCTATCGTTGCGAATCGTACGCGGATGCGTCAATGGAAGAAAAATAATTACTGACAGTAAAGATAAACAATGCCGAACGAAAATTACAACATTGACTTTGTCCTCGTTCGTACGATGTCGGAGGCGTTTGCCGACGAGACATACGATTGTGAGAAGACGCGTGGTTTGATGAATACGAGTGTCGGCGAGACACATAACGCTCACCGTCTCATCCTCAACGATCATCTATGGCGACTGCAAGATAAGATTGGAAAGCTTTGGATGTATGTCAGCGGATCAGCCGACTTTGAGTCGCTTCTCCGTGAGCAGTTCAATCGCGAGAAGGACGAGATGGATCGCAAGGCACTAGCAGAGAAGGAGGCAGCAAAGAAGCTAGAAAAGATTACGGAGAAGGTAGAGGAAACCACTCTAACCGAGTAGAGTCGTAGGCATCATAGGTACAGTGACTTCTTGTGAGACTTCACCGCTTCCCTTCATATACTTCTTCTGCTCCTCAATGGAATGACCCATCGCAGTCGCATCCTTCTCCATTTCCTTGATGTCGTACTTCGTAGAAAGGAAGATGTGGCGGAGCATACTGCTTCCCACACGCTTTCCAAAGATCTTGTTGAGTACGCGAGTAATGGCATTCACGGCAGTAATGGGTGTTCCGTCAGACGAGACCAAGAACTTGAAGACGGAGTTCTTCTTGAGTGGGTGAAACTTGAGGTACTCGGAGATCACATCGGAGAGTGTCTCTGGAATCTCCAGTGTCTGCTGTCCATACTTCTTGGAAGTCTTGAACTTATTAAAGATGAACGAAGTGGGCTTGGTTTTGGTAAGGACAACATAGTTGTGCTCGGTTTCGGTGGGCTGTTTCTTGGCGACAAACATATCAAGATAATCTTGGTTGCGTCTGGGTTGAGTCTCGGTATAAAGCGACACAATAAGATAATGGAGGAGAGTGTCATACTGTTGTGGGGTTATGTTCTTGTTGGACTTAAACTCGCTGACCTTTTCACGAAGTTCAGCGACTTTCTGCTGAACTTCTTCCCAAGTAATCCAATTGTCCGTTTGCTTCTCCGTCTTGTCGCTGGATTCGTTTTGCTTCGCTTCCTTCACCTTACCCATCATCAGATCATAGTAGTGCTGATAGACCTTCTTGTAAGTTGGTTTGTCCTTGAAGAGGGAAAGGACACTGACGATAGAAGCATAAATAGTCTTCAAAGTAGAGTCAGCGTACTTCTTGACGAGGTCTTCGATAGCAGCAGTGTTCTTGAGGAAAGTTAGGTTCTTGAATGACTCCTTGCCGTTGAGGATGTACATTGCACGAATGTAGGCGTTCGCCGTGCTTTCTGCCACACCTTTGTCTTCACGAAGCTTCTTGGATAGATCCAACATAAACTCATTCACTCGCATAGCTGACATTTTTATTATTACACGATACTTGTTTATTTTTCACATAACGAGGCGTAAAGAACTACTGGACGGATTAGCCTTAAATGTTTGGGGTTTTTTGTCCTATGACGGTTAATACGAGAAGCAAGAACCCAGTCTTTACATACTTCGCAATAAGAATAAGCCCAACACCGTTTACTACCTTCCTTTCCTACCATCCACTTGATTTCAATAAGATCCATTGCTCTGATAGTGAAATAATGTTTAACCCACAGTTCCTTACGAAACCGTAGTAAACTGGGGGTGTCGTCCAATGGTTAAGACGGAGGACTTTGAATCCTTAAATCGTGGTTCGAATCCACGCATCCCCTACGACAAAAAGTAAGTAAAAAAGTGAAGCCTATAAGTAATGGAAATACACAATGGCGACTGCTTGGAGGTGATGAAGACCTTACCAGATAAGAGCATAGACCTATTCGTTTGCGACTTGCCCTACGGTTGCCTTGATGGTGGTGGTGGAAAGGAAAAGGCAAAGCGGAAAGAGAAGGGAAGCACTGGTTTGTTTGCTGGGTGCGGTTGGGATATCAAAATAGATCTTCCGAAGTTTTGGGAGCAAGTCAAGCGTCTTGTAAAAAATGACCATACACCAGTTCTAATGTTCTGCAACACTCGCTTTGGGGCTGAACTCATCGCCTCCAATCCAGACTGGTTTCGGTACGATCTCGTATGGGCAAAAACTAATGGTGTTGGGTTTTTATTAGCTAACAAGCAACCACTCCGTTCCCACGAACTCATCTATGTCTTCTCCAAGAAGGGAGCATTCTATAAGCGGATTGATATTAAGGGTGACTTTCCTTGTTCTGTTGGTGGTGGAACTGGTAATGTTGGAAAAAATGTATATATCAAGTCAAATACATTTAATGGAGCAAGACCATTAACAAATATTTCAAAAGATAATACTGGTCGCCGTTGCGTTAAGTCCGTCATTGAGATTGCAAACAAGAAAGGGAAAGGTAACCATCCCACGCAGAAACCTAAAGACCTCTACAAATGGCTCATTGAACGGTACTCCAACGAAGGCGATACGGTTCTTGATCCTACGGCTGGTTCGTTCAACTCGGTAGCTATCGCTCACGAACTCAAACGCAAAGCTATCGGCATAGAGATGAATAAAGCCTTCTTTGATAAGTTCAACGACAGTGTAAAAAAGTGAAGCCTATAAGTAAATGAAGGTTGTATCGCTGTTTGACGGAATCAGTTGTTTGCGTGTTGCATTAGGAGACCGAGAAGTAGAGTACCTTGCGTCCGAGATTGATCCTTACGCTCTTAAAGTTTCAAAAGCAAACTACCCCGATATCAAGCAATTGGGCGATGTGAAGAAGGTCAGTGGATTAGAAAATATTGACTTGCTTTGCGGAGGGTCGCCTTGCGTTGACCTATCAGTGGCGAAGAAAGGTCGTAAGGGATTAGAAGGAGAACATAGTTCGTTGTTCTACGAGTATCTCCGTATCCTTCGCGAAACTAAACCCAAATGGTTTATCTTGGAGAATGTGAACTCTATGCCGAAGAAGGATAAGGATATCATCACGAAGGAGATGGGTGTAGAACCTATAATGATTGATGCCTCTCTAGTTTCTGCCCAATCTCGCAAACGCCTCTTTTGGACGAACATTCCAGTTGTAGGTCTGCCTACCGATCGCAAGATATTCTTGAAGGATATACTTCAACTCGATGCTGACATAGACGAGAAAATGTTCTTGAAGTCCGAGATGAAGCCGAGAGAGAAGAAGCAACTCAAAGATGTTGGAGGTAAATCTATGTGCCTTTCGGCTACTTGCTACAAGGGGTCGCAGAACAACGGTACTACGCTGGTGAAGGTAGGACACATCAGCAACTCTGACGGACAAGGTAATCGAGTGTATTCTACTGAAGGTAAGAGTGTGACTTTATCTGCCAATGGAGGTGGCGGTGGAGCAAAAACTGGGCTGTACCAAGTCAGCCCTTACCCAATTCATATCCCTACTGGAATATCCAAAGAGGTAATGCGTGTAGGACACGAACAAAGACGCAAACTTGATGAGAACGGAACTCGTGCTGACGATTCAGATGTAGAAGCGATACGACGCATTGAAACTCGCAATGATGATAAGAGTGGAACTCTGACTACGGTTCTAAAAGATAATCATATCGTCAACACCAAAGAGTCCAAGATCCGCAAACTCACGCCAATAGAATGTGAGCGTCTGCAGTCATTACCAGATAATTATACAAAGAGTGTCAGCAACTCTCAACGGTACAAATGTCTCGGCAATGCCTTCAATGTCGAAGTGATTAAGTTTATCCTATCATTCCTCCCCAATACTGAATTTTGACCCTTCCCCAGAAACGGATTCTGATGAGTTAAAGAAAGTTTAACCTAACAACCGATAAGATGTGCAACAACGATAACGAGGAGTACAATAATCAGTGTGATAAGTGCGGTAAGGAGTGCGAGAAGGATAATTGGTTCATCTGCGGTGGTGATTGTGGGGAGTTGTTCTGTATTGACTGCGATAAGAAGCATAATCCTCACCCTTCTGGCAAGTGTAAGGTCTGCTACGAGAAGTGCTCAAATGGTTGTGGTAAGGAAGGGACGGTCAAGACTCGTGGAGAACGGTGGTGTTTGGAATGTGCGAGTGAGTTATGCCTATTCGGATGGTCATCCGAGTGGGAGGCGGCGGATAAGGGTGATAAGGACGCAGTCAAGTGTAAGTGTGGATACTATTACATTAAGATTGATGATACCAATCAATAAAACCACAAATAAATGGTAAAAATCGGCAACATACTGAAAAATAATGGTAAAAAAATTAATTTTTTTACCATTATTTTTCATCATTATAGTCTTTTTTCCGACTTACATTCAAATGGATGCGTGGTTGTGCCGAAATAGGCTTCATTTTGCCGAATATGAGGCAAAGCAGTGGAGATTACACATCAAAGAACTTGAAATGCGGAAAAGAAGGCGTGAGTTGGCTTATTTGCATTTCTTTAGCAGAGACGAGCATCTAGTTTGCGAGTGCGACCATACGCACCACCACTCGCCATACCACCGCTCATTCCACCCTCACCACCGCTGAACTTGCGTTGTACATACTTCTTACCTTGCTCTAGCAGATGCTTACCAGCCTCTTGTCCAACATTGCTGATAGCCTCGCGGACTACGGGGTTGTTGAACACTTGACCTAGTACACTGCCAATGGACGAGAAGATACCAGCACCGCCGACATAGCGGTGGAGCTCACGCGTCGTCGCCGTAGGGGCAAGGGGAGCACCAATGATGTCTTGCTCGGACAGTACACCCTTGATGATACGGCTGGAACCACGAATGGACTCAAAGTAGCCAGAGTTCGCCGTGATGACGAAGAGCTGGGGCGTAACCGTCTCACCAGTGTTGTTGTAGACTTGGAGATTGAACTGGAGCGTGAAGTTGCCGACCAGTGAAGGGGCTTGACCAGTCTGTAGCGTAATGTCTTGGGAAGGCTTGAGTACGAGGATAGAGCCAACCGTTGGGACAACACCCTTACCGCGTCCAGTAACGGCAGCTTGAGATGGGACGGAACCGCCTTGAGGGACGGCAGTAGCTTGGGCAGTGTTGGTTCCAGTAGCGAGGTTAGGGTAACGAGCCGCCGC